TAAGAAACTTGCCAATTTAGTTAAACTATCTGCGTTAGCATTTGAATAAGTTAAACCATTTGGAGAGTGTGTGGCATCTGATGCTTGGAATAAAGTACCAGGAGTTGTTTTACTCTCTTGCTCCCCATTGATGAAATAAAATAACTTATTCTTTACAATTGCTCCACCAACTGTGAAACCTTTTAAATCATAAGTATAATCTTGTTTAGGTATTACAACACCATTAACATTGTAACCCTGTAAATCTTTGTTTTTGAAGTATTGGTAAACTGAACCAAATCCCTGATTGTTACCACTTCTAGTTACTGAATTGATTGCACCACCAGCAAAACCACCTTGTCTTACGTCAAAAGGTGAAGTGTTTACTTGCAATTGTTCAATAGCATCTAAAGAGATAGCTTGTTGTCCTGTTTGTCCACCAATATCACTTGCTAAACCAAAAGAGTTATTAAAGTTAGCTCCATCAATAGTGATGTTGTTTAATTGTGAACTGATACCACCAAAAGAAAAGTTATTGTTAGTTGGTACTAATTTTAAGATATCTTTGTAAGAACGAGAAGTTGAAGGTAAACCTACAATTTGAGTTCTGTTAAATACATCTTGTGTACCTGTTCTAGCATTGTTAAATACTTTACTTTGGTTAGCGCTTACAACAACTTCTTTTAATTCAGTTACTTTGTCATCCATCACAAAGTTTGCTTTAAAAGTTTGTCCTAATACCAATGTGATATCACTTTGTGCTTCGGATTTATATCCCACATACGATACCGTTACTACATAAGGTCCTCCAATTTTAAGGTTTGGTAAGTTGTATCTACCATCAGTTCTAGAAGTAGTTGAATACTTCGTACCAGAAGGTAAATGGATAGCCGTTACTGTTGCTCCCGCTAAGCCGTGTTTACTTGCCAAAACATTTCCTTGGATTTCAGATGTAGTCTCTTGTGCTTTTGCTACAAATGATAATGCGAACATCATCGTAAGTAACAATAGTTTTTTCAGATTTTTCATACTGTTTTTTGTTTTGTTTGTTTAATTGTTAAAATAAAAAAGGTGCGAATTACTCCACACCTTTGTTTGATACATCCATTCCGTTTGCTAAAATGGCTGAATTATTTTTATATGTATATACCAATATATTTGTATTTGTTCTAATCATAGACTTATGCTGGTTTCTTTGAATAACTATTAAGATTTTGTTAAATGTTACACAAATATACGAATTTTTTTCCACATCACCAAATGAATTAACAATTAATTAATCTATGCCCTTAAAATAAATATTTGGAAATATCAGATTTTTTTTGTACCTTTACAATTGAAAATTGTAAAAACTTTGGAATTAAGGAAAAATCAAATAGAACCTGTTAAAAAAGGAGTAGAATTTTTTAATCAGAAAAAAGCAGTACCATCAATTATTGTGGCACCAACTGCTTTCGGTAAATCAATTGTTATTGCTCAAATAGCACATCAACTTAATGAACGATTGTTAGTTATTCAACCATCAAAAGAATTATTAGAGCAGAATTACAACAAATTTGTTAGTTTAGGTGGTGAAGCTAAAATATATTCAGCAGCAATGGGAGAAAAAGAAATTGGGCATGTTACATATGCTACAATTGGTTCTATTGTCAAAATAGCACATAAATTTCATACATTGGGTATTAAGAAGGTTATTATAGATGAGTGTGATAGATTTCCAAGAGAGCCGGGTGGAATGTTAAGAAGATTTCTGACAGGAGCTAAAATCACTCACGTATTAGGATTAACCGCAACTCCGTTAAAGTTACAAACAAACCTTAATGAAGTGGGTAGGTCTTATTCTAAGCTGGTCATGCTCACCTCAAAATCTAAAAAGGGTAACTTCTTTAAGGAAGTAATACATGTGGCTCAAATCGAAGATATGGTACAAAATAGATATTGGTCACCATTGGTTTATGAATCCTATGATTTTGAAACTGGTGGATTGGTTTATAATTCATCTTATGCTGATTATACGGAAGATTCAATTCAAAGAGCATATAAACAGCAAGATATTAGTGGAAAGATAATTAAGAAGATTGGGGATTTACCTAATAGAAAATCAATATTAGTCGCAGTACCATCCGTTGAAGCGGCTATTGAATTATCCACTAAGTTACCAAGTTGTGAAGCTGTATATAGTGGTATGGCTGATAGTGATAGAGAACGTATTATTGATGATTTTAAGAACCTACGTTTGAGGATAGTGGTACAAGTTACTATTCTATCAGTAGGGTTTGACCATCCAGAATTAGATTGTATAATAACAGGTAGACCTACTGCATCTTTAAGCTGGTGGTATCAGTTTGTAGGAAGGGTTACTCGTATTCATCCTAATAAGAAAGATGGATTGGTTGTGGATTTTGTAGGTAGTGTTCCCCGTTTTGGTAAAGTAGAGGAGCTGTATTTCAAAAAAGATGAAACTCATTTCCCATTTGATTGGAAGTTATATGGAGAGGGTAAGAAACAATTAACAGGCATTCCTTTGGATGAAATTGGGTTACACATAGAAGGTAAACCATCACCACAAGATATGGCTAATGTTATTGGACCTGTTATAATGACATTTGGAAAATATAAAGGAAAAGATATTAAATCAATTCCTGCTTGGTATCGTAAGTGGTTATTAGAAAATATTAAATGGAATGGCTACAATCGCCACATTCAAAAAGAAATCTTACGTCTTAAGGATATCGGAATTTAGCTTACATTATATTTATTGGTATGAATATCTTATTTAAACCTTTTAAATCAGATTGGAAATAATATGTACATTCCAATCACCATATCAAAATTAATTAATTTAGTATTATTGGTGTTTGGGTTTGTTTCTTTTTTATTTTTAAATCAAAAATGGAAATATAGATATTATCAATGGGTTGGATTTAAAAGCCCTTGGGTTAGAAAAAAATTATTTAAAAAATTAATATAAATGTCTTATTTTATACATAAACAATTAATACCTACCGATGTAAATGCGGGTGACCCTCATTGGGCTCAAAGACAAATTTGGGTATTAAAATTAAATTCAGAAGATATCATTAACGAATTTGAAACATTGGAAGATGCTCAATTACATGCAGCTACTTTATTTGCAAATGACCCTACTCAAAGAATTTATAAAGTTGTAATTAAAAATGAAGATGGAACTTTTCAAGATGCTTAATACAGTGTCCCAGTTCCTTGCTATTGTCTAAGTCTTTATTTAAACTGCTTCCTATTTCCCAGCTATACAGTGCGTAAATATATATACTAAACCGCTGCGAAAGAGCAAGTTTTTTATAAATATTTTTAAAAAAAAATAATAAACATGGTTTTGTTTGGATATATCAAAAATTATTCGTATATTTGTGAAACGAATAAAAATATCTAACTATATGCCCGCTAAACCAAACATAAAAAAAGACGAGTTTATTAAGAAAGAAGCAGTAAAGAATCCAGCCTATTATGGTGGTGTTGATAACCCATACGAAGTAATTAAGGTATGTGAAGCTTGGGGTTTAGATAAAGATGCGTACCTATTCAATGTAGCTAAATACATAGCAAGAGCCGGCAAGAAAGACCCTCAAAAGGAATTAGAAGATTTAAAGAAAGCCGCATTTTATCTTAATAGAAAAATCTACAATTTGGAGAATTTAGTATAGGTATATTTATCTATATGGAATATAAAAGACTTATACAATTGGATAATCAATATCCAAATCTTAGAAATTACAAGCCAGGTAATTCAAATAATACTGGAGTATTGTATGGTCTGTACCCAGAAAAAAATAAAATTGATTTTACTTTTCCTGATATTAATACTTTAAAATTTGTAGCAGGAACAAATTTCAGGTTTATATTAGTAATACGAAAAGATAATAAAGATACAAATCCTGAAATTTATACATCTGAAACTTATTATACTGATTTAGGGTATAGTATTGCAGAAAATAATCCATACTTTTCTTTAGCTTCATTTAATTCTAGATATATTGTAAACATTACATATTCCGATTTAATTACAACATTTAAAAATGCTCAATCTAAAGAACATGCTGATGGTGTAATTATGAATAGAAATTTATTTTTAAATAAAGATTCTAGTATTGATTATGATTCATTGGTAGCTTATGTAGATTGGTTAGTATCGGCTGTTGACCCTTTAAATATTGATACTGGTGGTGTGATTCCACCTCAAATAGTTGGTGATTGGAATTATTTAGAAATAGACCCAATTTCACAAGTTGTTTCTGATAAAGTAGTAGCAGTCCCAACATCAATAATAACTGGAACAAGTGGGTCAGCACAAATAGATACAACATCTACCAATACTCCAGCAAATAAAGCAAATCAAACACAAAATGTAATTTCTCAAAATGGAGTATTATTAAATAACGTAGGACAAATAGCAGCTGCTGCAGGAGCGGCTAGCGCTTTAGTAGCTGGCATAAAAAGTTTAGCAGGAAATATTCCTAAAAGTTTACCATCAGTACCTAATTTACCATCAATATCAAATGTTACTGATTTAGTACCAAAGGTATCTTTACCGCAAGTTCCTAAATTGCCAAAAGTATCTGATATACCTAAGTTACCAAGTTTAAAATTACCACCTGTTCCTAAATTTAATCCTAAAGTTCCCAAAGTTCCAAATAAATTTAAAAAAGGATTAGCAGGATTAAAAGAAGCAGCATCTTCTGCTCAAGGAGCAGTAGCATCTGCACAATCATCCGTTAATTCAGCAGTATCACAAGCTCAAGGAGCAGTAGCATCTGCACAATCTAAAGTTGCTGAAATACAAAAAAATATTCCAACTCCACCAAAAATTGGTTAGTGTGATTTAATATGTTTGATAATACTTATAGGTAATTAAATGTTTCAAATGGCTAGAGTACAATCAACTGTAAGCTGGAAAAGATATTTAGATAGCAATACAACAATTGTTAAAGAATATCTATCATTATTCGGTGATGAATTTATCACACAAACATTTCAGCGAATACTCTCAGCATACCAATCAAAAAAATCACAAATCATCTTAATCCGTTTTAAACAATCTGGAATTGTTTCAACAATTGAAATTAAAGATTATTTACTTGCCTTAGAAAATCTTCTTCAATTGTGTATCAATTTGGAAAAATATGAATTGTGTAGGGAAATACATAATGGAATAAATTTACTGAAAAGTAAAAAAAGAGGTAGAGTTAAAAAGAAAACTCCATCTTTAGTTATAAGTTCTTAATAAACAAATAAAGGAACATGGCAAGAAAAGAAAAACCACAAATTGTGGAAGTAGAAGAAAAAGAAGTTACACATTCATTACCAAAAATTATTAAACGAATTAAATTTAAAACAAAAAACCAAAAAAGATTTTACAAAGCAATTGAAAACGAAAGCCACAATATTATAATGGCACATGCATTGGCTGGTGCAGGTAAAACATTCATATCTATACAAAAAGGATTAGAGCTATTATTACACAAAGGAAGTCCAATAGAAAAATTAATTATTATTAATCCAACCGTTGATGTTGGTAACGAAGATAAGTTAGGACATTTGCCGGGAGATTTAATGGAAAAAATAGAAGTACATAATGAATCATCTTTATTTATTCTTAATAAAATAATTGGTGAGGCAAATGTTAAAAAATTAATATCAATTGGTAAAATAGAATTTAGAGTATTAAACTTTTTAAGAGGTATTAACTTTGAAAAATCATATATTATTTTAGATGAAGCGCAAAACGCATCACCTTTACAATTAAAAACTTTAATCACTCGTATTTCCGATGATAGTAAATTAATAATAGAAGGTGACCTTTCACAATGTGATAAGTACAGACCAAATGGAGTACCAGCTTATCAAAAAAGTGGATTCTATGATGTATGGAAAAGATTAGCGGGGATGAAAGGAGCTTATCAAATAGAATTTACAGCAGAAGATTGTATTCGTTCTGGTATTGTTAAAAGAGTATTAGAAAGATACGAATTAGAAGAAGAAATTATATTAGGTGAAAGTAATCCATATGAGCTTAATTTAGATACTTATTCGGAAGGAGAGCTTGTAGAGGGTGTACATATTATAGAAAATTAATATATAAACAAAAATAAATTATAACTCGTTGATTTTCAACGGGTTATTTTTTGCCATTTTTTTGGTAAATTGAGGTATTTTTTGTATCTTTACATAGTAAATAACTAATAAGAATATGAAAAAATTAATTCCTATTTTAATCCTATTTGTAGCTTGTTCTAAAAAAGATATAAGCGTACCAACACAAAATTTCACATTATCGGTTGATTCGGTATTAACACAAACTGGTACTAATTCACTACCCAAAGATGTGAATGGTTATTATCATTTTAAAATGCCACCCGGTGATACGATAGGACAAGTTCCAACTAGAATAACTGGAAGGATTTTATTAAATGGTAATGAGCCAAACCCAGCTCAACAAATTGATTGGGAGAGTAATTTATATTGGGTATTACAACCTGGTGACAGAGTAGCTAATATTACAAAAACATATATTAATTATTATACAGGTCAATTTACAATAGTTAAACTACCACCATTAATTAACACATCTAAACAACTAGTACCAACAATAAACAATACATCTATTAGTGGAACTAATGGTGAGATAAATATAGTAATTGCTCCTATTCAAGAAATGAGAGGAGATACTATGGTTGTTAAAGCAACTCACAATTTATCAAATAAAATTATATATACAAAAATTATTTTAGAATAATGAGAAAAAAAGAAATTAAATTACCACTAACCCCAATTACAGAAGAAACATTTATCAGACAAGGTTGGAAGAAAAACAAAGTAGGAGACCCTATTGGTGAATTTGGATTTGAAGAAGGATTCTTAGGTGGCGGGATGTATAGACCAGATGAGGAAGAGCAAGAATCATTTGATGAACCAGATGAGGAAAATGTACCATTTTTTTATTCATTACCTTTACCAAAAGATGAAGATGAAAAATTTGCACCAATGTTAGTATCAAATGCTTCGGATGAAACTGCACTAATAAAAGATTTAGGATTAAAGCCTGATACGTTTTTTGTTGAGTTATTAGATATGAATGGATTGGGAATGTGTACTTCGGAAGAAGAATTAGAAATACTTTATAGAGCACTTACAAAAAGAGAAATAGAAGAAAATTTGGTAAAATCAAAATAAATTTGTATATTTGTATTATGAGAAATTATAACGAACAACAATTAAAAGAAAATTACGATAAGTTTATATCGTTTGTTAAAAAAGCATTTGCTTCACAACCTGAAAGATTAGAGAAGTTATTACATATGTATTCCGAAGAAGAATTAGGAATGGAATTATTAATTGCTCCGGCAAGTGGTAAAGCTCATTTTCATTCTGCATATAATGGGGGTTACATTGACCACGTTATGAATGTATGTAAGAACTCTATTGGACAAATGAAACAATTCAAAGAAAATGGTGGAATTATTGATTTTGAAATTGAAGAATTATTATTTGCAGCATTACATCATGACTTAGGTAAATTGGGCGATTTAGGTAAACCTTATTATGTAGAACAAGAAAGTGATTGGCATCGTAAGAATCAGGGTTCATTATTTAAACAAAACCCAGAGATTCATTATATGGATGTTACACATAGAGCTCTTTGGACTTTACAACATTATGGAATACAATTTACTCAAAAAGAAATGTTGGGTATTATGTTAGCAGATGGATTGTACAATAAGGCAAATGAAAAGTATTTTATTTCCTATGATGAAAACTTCCAATTGAAAACCGAATTGCCATATTTGTTACATTGGGCAGACCATATGAGTTGCCGAATTGAAAATTCAGAATATAAAAATGGTATTAAATTTTAATTCCATTATATTTATATACCGATAGGGCTGGCCAGCATATCGGCGTATCATCCAAAAGGAGATACAAATTTAACGCTTAAAAAAGGTAAAAAATGAAAAATCAAATTCAAAGGAATTTCCCTATTCCTCAATATAGGGACGAGTTCTTCTCACCATTAGATACTTTATTTGATAAAGTATTTTCAGAATCATTTCCTGAATTAACAAAGGAAATTGGTATCAATCCATTCCAACAAAACGCTTATCCAAAATGTGACATCATTAACTTTGATGACCGTATTGAGATTGTAGCAGAAGTTCCGGGTTTAACTAAAGAGCAAATTACCATTGATGTAGATGGTGATGTGATTACACTAAAAGGAGAAAAAGCAAGTAAATCGCAAGAAAAAGAAGGTGGTGTATATCTTCGTAGAGAAGTTAAACGCTCTTCATTCTTAAGAAGTTTTACAGCTGATTCTAAAATCTTTGATTTAGATAATGTAAAAGCATCATTTGAAGATGGTGTATTAGAATTGCAAATACCAAAGAGAGAGCCTGAGAAACCAAAGAAACGAACAATTTCTATTGGATAATTTAACAAAATAACAAACTAACAATAATGAAAGGGGTGAGTAAAATCACCCTTTTCTTTTTTTGAATATATTTATATATAAACAACAATATGAAACCTGAATACAAACAAAGAGCTCAAGAAAACTTAGAAGCAATTAATAAAAGAGCTAAAGTTATTGGAGAAATGCTAAATGGTGAAAGACCAGCTAATCAAGAAGAAGCAATTAGATTAGTAAAAGAAATTGAAAGATTGATTGAATTAACATCAAACGTAGTGGACGTATCTTAATATGAATTGGTTAAAATATTTAGTTGGAATTTCAGCTTTAATTATTGCAGGATGTGCCGCATTTTTTTCGGTAACCGGATTGGGAGTATTATTTAGTGGTGCTTCAACAGCAGTAATGGTAATGGCAGGCTCTTTAGAGTTTGCTAAGTTGGTTGCAGCTACATATTTGAAGCAAACATGGAGTGAAATTAAGGGATTTAACAAATGGTATCTTACTTTAGCAGTAGGATTATTGATGATGATTACATCAGCAGGTATTTTTGGATACCTTTCTAACGCTTTTCAACAACAAAACCTTAAATTACAGCAAGTAGATAGAGAAATTGCTGTTTATAACACTAAAATTGAGCAAAATACTGCTCAAATTACTCAATTAAACACTCAATTGGGTAATTTATCCTCAACACAAAGTGAAATTTTGAATAAAGGTAAGGTAAATAACCGACTTTTACGCTCAATTGATAGTAAAGATAAGCAAAGTGCTCAAATTAACACTAAAATTGCCGCTTTGCAGGATGAAAACGCTAAAAATAACGATGAAATCAACAAAATTAAGATAAAAAACTTAGATTTGGAGAAAGAAGTGGGTGGATTTCGATTTGTAGCAGAAGCTTTTGGTGTAGAATTGAAAAAAGTAGTAAAATTTTTTATATTTTTGATTGTAATAGTGTTTGACCCGCTTGCAATCGCTCTAATTATCGCATTTAACGGATTAATTACTAAAAAAGAGGAAAAAATTAAACATTTTCCTGGTCCAATCGCATTAGGTCAACAAGCTGAAGCAAAAGATTATGAAGCCGGTATGACTGATGATGAATTACGTGGTTTAGATGATTTAATGGAGGAAAACTATAAAAATTATGAGGTATATGGTGATAAACCCGAAGAAACTCCTATAATAGCATCTGAAAAGGATGCAGAAGTGTTTGTAGAAGCTATAAATAACTCAACTGAACCAAATGAAGCATTGAAAGAAGCGGCTGAACAATATAATGAAGAAGTAACTTTAACAGAGCAAGAAAAAAAAGAATTAGAGCCTGAAATTACTGATGAAATACTAAAAAACCTAAAAACAGACTTCTCTTCTAGGCCTATCGATTATGATGGAGATGGTACAATAGATGGATATGATACTAATGGTGATGGGCTAATTGATACTATCACAGCGCATCCAAATAGAGCACAAGTTATAAGAGATTTTGTTCCTTATTATGCACAACCTAATTTTGATTGGAATGACCGTAAAAATTGGATAAATGACCAAAATGCGGTTAATTATTGGATTAAATTTATTAAACCAAATCAGTATCCTGATGATTTTTCAGGTAAATCTTATTAATATTTGGTAAATTCCTATAAATTTCGTATATTTGTATAACAACAAATTATAAGAAATGATGAATTTAGGATATGCTTGTATTAATATGAGTATTGGCAAGAAAGTAACTACCAATCGAACAATGGTTAAGAGAACTTTCCAACAAAAAGGTTTAGATTATGTTTCTGAACTTGCATTATTAAATGCAAAAGATATCATTAAAATTTTAGAATGGAATAGATTAAACGGAATTAAATTCTTTCGTTTATCATCTGCCTTAATACCTTGGGGTGACCATATTGATTTAACTCAATTAAAAAATTACAAAGAAATTAAAAGTGAGTTAAAAAAAGCTGGTGATTTTGCTAAGTTTTGGGGTATGCGTATTACTTCACATCCTGGCCCATTTGTTGTACTTACTTCACCAAAAGAAGAAGTAGTTAAAAACGCTATAGCAGATTTAGAACTGCATGCTAAAGTATTTGATATGATGGGGTTATCTAAAACACCATATAATAAAATTAACATCCATTGTAACGGAGTTTATGGAGATAAGAAATCTGCTATGGATAGATTTTGTAAAAATTTTAAAAGATTATCCAAATCAGTACAAAGTAGATTAACTGTTGAGAATGATGATAAAGCATCAATGTATTCAGTATGTGATTTAATGTATATTCACGAAAAAATTGGTATTCCAATTGTATTTGATTATCATCACTATAAATTTTGTAAAGGAGTATTGACTGAAGATGAGGCATTGGAAATGGCAGTATCTACTTGGCCTTGGAATATAAGACCCGTAGTACATTATTCAGAAAGTAAAGAAGGAAACAAACCACAAGCTCATTCAGAATATATTAAAGAATTACCAAACACATATGGTTTTGATGTTGATATAATGGTTGAAGCAAAAGCAAAAGAGTTAGCTATATTACCTTTTATTAAATAGATTAAGTATGTATTACCCACCACCTAAAGATAATCAAGTAGTATTAAAAGATGTAACTCCATTTACACCCTTAATTATAAAAACCAATTATAATAAATTTGATTGGAATAAGATAAAAGGCTTTTGTGAAGATGTAACTATTAATTCAAAAGCAACCGGAGATACTAATTGGGGAGCTGGTTCTTATAATGATGTATCACATATTAAAGATAGCGATGTACCTCATTTAAACCCATTATTTTCGGAATTTTATGGATGGTTAAATCCAATAGCAATTCATATTATAACAAATGAATATGGATATGATAAAAATATGGGTTATGTAATTTATAATTCTTGGATTAATCTACATGTACCCGGCGGATTTACAGATGTACATGCTCACGGTCCTTGTGTTTTATCTGTGGCTACATATTTGTATATGCCGGAAGATGGTGGGTATATAGAATTTAAAGACCCATTGGAATATCACAAAACATTTTTTCCAACTCCCGAAGAAGCTGAAATACAAAATTGGAAAGCTGTTTCAACAAAAACAGGAGATGTAGTTTTATTTCCTGGTTGGTTAAGACATAGAACTCAAACAAATAAATCAAAAGAAAGAAGATGGGTACTTACAACAAATTATATTTGTACAAATTTACCGAATCCAGTAAATACAAATCCATTCCAAAACGCTTTAATAAAATAATATAATATGAGTACACCAAAGCTTATAGATGTAACTCCATTTGAACCAATGATAATAAAAGTTCATTATGACGGATTTAATTTTAAAAAATTAGAACCTGTTCTTGAGAAATTAGTTAAAGATTCGCCATTACCTGCTTCATTAGAAGTTGATGATGCTAAAAGTTCTGTATCAAATCCAATGATGCCTCATATGATGGATGAATTTTCAGATTTCTACAAATGGTTAGAGCCAATAGTAGACCATGTAATACTAAATGAATGGGGACTTGTAAAGGCATACAGATATATTTATGGAAATTCTTGGGTTAATTATCATGGAAAAAATGGATTTACAGATGAACATCATCACGGACCAGCTACAATGGTATTAGCAACTTATTTAAACCTTCCTGAAAATGGTGGATTTATTGAATTTAAAGACCCATTGGAATACCAAAAAGGCGTTAATTTAAGAGAAATTGGTGAGGAGCATATAAATTGGAAAAAAATTCCTGCTAAAACTGGAGATGTTTTAATGTTTCCTGGTTGGATACGTCATAGAACTGAAAGGAATATGTCAACTGAAAAAAGATGGGTGTTGACAACAAATATAAATTCATTTGCACCACCTAAAAAAAATAAATACGAACATGAATCATCATATAGAAAATAATGTAGATAAACAATACCAAACATTATTACAAACAATTTTGGATTATGGAATAGAAAAGAAAGATAGAACTGGAACTGGAACTAAATCAATATTCGGATATAACTTAAGGTTTACCGATATTGAGCATAACTTTCCAATTCTTACAACAAAGAAGATGCCTTTCAAATCAATTGTGACTGAGTTACTTTGGTTTTTAAGAGGAGATACTAATATTCAGTATCTTGTCCAAAATGGTTGTAATATTTGGAACGGAGATGCTTATAAGAACTACACTACAATCTTATCTAAGACTTATTCTAAGCATTACGAACCAATGGAGATGAAAGAGTTCATTGAAAGAATTAAAACCGATGATGCCTTTGCAAAAGAGTTTGGTGAGCTTGGACCAATCTATGGTAAACAATGGAGAGGTTGGTTAGGACCTGATGAATTTTATCAATCTCAATATGACCAAATACAAATTTTAATATCAACATTAAAAACAAATCCTGATAGTAGAAGAATGATGGTGAATGCTTGGAATGTGGGACAATTAGATAAAATGGTATTACCACCTTGTCATTATGGATTTCAATTATACACTAGAGAATTATCAAATCAGGAAAGAGCAGGTATGGTTGGTTTAATTGATGGGTATGTTGATATGTGGGAAGCAAGTATTAGAAAACATAAAAGATATGCTGATAAAGAATTGGATATTAAAGATTATCATACACAATCAGAAATATTAGATATGTGTGATGCACCAACAAGAGGATTATCTCTTATGTGGAATCAAAGAAGTGTTGATACATTTTTAGGATTACCATTCAATATTACTTCATACGCTTTGTTGTTGAGAATTATAGCAAAAGAAGTTAATATGAAAGCAGATGATTTGATTGCTAACTTAGGTGATACTCATTTGTACTTAAATCATATTGAGCAAGCTAAAGAACAAATAACTCGTTCCCACTTCTTATTACCTGGTAAAGGTGATGGTGATGATTTAGTATTAGATGGTACATTAGAAACATATACACCTGATTCAATTAAGTTATATTATTATGAACAGCATTGTCATCCAACAATTAAAGCACCTTTAAGTAATTAATATGATATACGATGTAAAAATACAAACTCCTAAAAGAGTTGAAAAAAAATGGGGATATGAATTATGGATACATAATCATCCTGATTATT